GCGAATGTTGCGGCAAGGCATGCGATTGTCTGTATCCAGATAAGAACACCCAACACCCCACAACCGAAAACAATGAACGCGAAATTGGACGATGAGTGCTGAGCGACGGGGACATGAGTGGATTGTGGTGGGGGGTGTGGTCTCGGCGCGGCGATGGAATGAGCAGGCCTCGCCGGAGGGGCGGCTGCCAGGGGCTTTGACGGTGGTGGCGGTGGAGCTGGATTATGCGGGCGACCGGGTGATGGTGACGGTGCGTGCGGAGGACGGCCGTGTTCGTCGTCTGAATGCGCGCTGGCTGGACCCCTGGTATGACGCGCTGGCCCAGGCGCGGATCCGCGAGCTGCTGCGCGAGCTGGCGGCGGAAGATGCGTCGCGGGCGGTGGCGAAGGCGCTGTCCGCGGGTCAGGGGTGGTCAGATAAGGTTTTGGTGGTCAAGGGCATGTGGAACTCGCTGGAAAAACCGTGGCCGTGAGGGTTTTTGCGCTTGCGTGTCGCACAAATTAGCACAATATGAAAGTATGATGACGTTGCTGGTTTACATTGGTGTCGCGCTGCTGGTCTTTATGCTTGGGGCCGTTTGTGGCGCCCTGGCGCGAGTGGCTGCGGCGCAGCGGGCGGCGCAGCAGGCGGAGCTCTACCGCCTGCGGCAGCAGGTGACCTCTTTACGCCGACAGGTGTTGTTCGGCCGCTGCGATTGGGTGTCACGGGGAACGAAATGAGATGACCAGGGAACAAATAGAGAGTCTTTTGCGCTGTTATGATGCGCAGATCGACGCGCTGATGCAGCATGGGCGTCTGGCGCTGGCGCTGGGCGGTGCCCGTCGGCGGTCCTGTGGGGGTGCGGGGGAGCGAACCTCCGAAGAGGTGGCAGCGTCCAGAGAGGCGCAGCTCGAGGCCAAGCGCCGCCGGAAGCGGGCCGCGTGGCGCAAGTGGTATGAGAAGAACAAGGAGAAGGTGCGCGAGGCGGCTCGGCAGCGGTATCGCGAGCATGCCGAGGCCGAGCGCGAGCGGGCCCGGCGGCGGCGCGCGAAGAAGAAGGCCGAGGCTGCGGAGCGTCTTGGGGCGGCGATTGAGTGCCGCCGCCCGCGTCGCGGCCGGCCGCGCAAGGGCGCGTCTGAGGAGGGAGCATGAGCTTTCAGCCGTCACCGCACCCAGTCCTGTTGCTGCCCACGCCGGAGCAGATGGCGGCGATGGGGAAGGAGGAGCTGCGGGAGTTCCTTGTGAAGCGCGAGGAGCTGATCCGGCTGGAGAAGGAGGACCCGCTGACGTTTGGGTATGCGCCGTGGACCTTTGACCTGGCTAACGCGTGCCTGGCGCAGACGGCGGAGGAGGCGGAGGCGTTGCTGGAGTCGGCGGACCGCAAGGCGCGGCAGATGGAGCGGCGCAATCCGCTGCTGCGCGGGGTGGCGGATTCGATCGGGTTTCGCGGCCGCGGCGCGGATGTCTTCGGGCACACGGATGTGCTGGTGATGGGGCAGAACCGCTGCGGCAAGACGATCTGGGCGGTGCGGCGCGTCTTGCGGCGGATCGTGGAGCAGCCGAAGCAAATGGCGGCGATCTTCGAGGCGAGCGAGCAGGCCTCGATCAACAAGCAGCAGAGCCTGGTGCACGAGCACCTGCCGCCGGAGTGGCGCGACATCGGCAAGGCCGGGCAGGTGGCGTATGTCAAGTGGACCAAACAGAATGGTTTTGCCGGGGGCAAGTTCACGCTGCCAAACGAGAGCCAAGGTTTGTTTTTCAACTACAAGCAGGACGTCGGCGTCTTCGAGGGCTACGAGTTGGACGTCGTGTGGTTCGACGAGCTTGTGCCGCTGGCTTTTCTCGAGGCGATGGAGTTTCGTCTCGGGCAGGACCGGCGGATGGAGATGTTGACCACCTTCACGCCGGTGGCGGGCTATACACCGACGGTGGCGCGGTATCTGGACGGGGCGCGTCTGGTGTTGACGCACCGCGCGGTGTTGCTGCCGGAGGATGCGGTGCACGCGCCGGGGTGCCCTCCGGGGCACATGCCTCTGCTGATGCAGTGCCGCCAGCCGCAGTCGTGCGTGGTATGGTTCCCCTGGGGGAGCAACCCGTTTGGCGCGAACGAGGAAGTGCGGGGGCGCCTGGAGGGCGCGGCGCTGGCGAAGATCAAGCTGCGGGCGTATGGCTGGACGGAGAAGCTGGTGGGCGGCGCCTTCCCGCTGTATGGCGCCCCGCACCGGCTCTCGCGAGATGAATTTGCCGAGATTTGCGAGCGCGGGGTGACGCGCTACATGGCGGTTGACCCTGGCGGCACGAAAAACTGGTTCATCAAGTGGTATGCGGTGACGCCGCAGGGGTGGGTCATCGTGTATAGGGAATGGCCGGACTGGCGGACCTACGGCGAGTGGGCGCTGCCGCCGGGGGGCTACGACCGGGTGCGGCTGCACGACTATCGGCCCGGGCCGGCGCAGCGCACGGGCTCGGGGCGCGGCATCCGCGGCTACAAGGAGCTGATCCTGACGCTCGAGGGCTGGCGCTGGGACGCGGAGGCGAAGCGTTGGGACGGGAGCGCTGCGGAGCGCATTGAGGCGCGAGTGATGGACCCGCGCATGGGCGGCGCGCCCGCGCCGAAGGAGGACGAGGGGACGAGCATCATCGCGCTCATGGGCGAGCTGCAGCCGGCTGAGAACGGCCTGGTGGAGGGTCCGCCGATGTTCTTCGAGAAGGCTCCGGCGAGCCGGGTGGAGGAGACGATCCAGATGATCAACTCCTACATGGAGTATAATCCGGAGGAGCCGATCACGGCGCTGAATTGTCCGCGCTGGTATGTGGTGGCCGAAGACTGCCAGCACAGCGACCTGGCGTATCAGGTTTACACGGGGGCCGGGACAGAGCGCGACGCGCTCAAGGACGTCATCGACCCGGACCGGTATTTCGTGAAGAGCGACTTCGGCTGGGTGGGCGATGGCGATCTCGACGCCCGGGTGCCGGAGGTGCGGGCTGGTTAGGCGTGCGAATCAGGAAAGGAGGGTAATGCGATGTTGGTGCAGAACAGGCGATCGGACCTTGAGCGACTGGTGGCGCGGGTGCAGCGGGGCGAGTGGCCGGCGGCAGGGGATGCTCCCCTGGCAGCAGCGGCGGCGGCCCTGGTCGGTATGTCTCTGCTGCCGAGCGAAGATCTCGGCGAGCTGTGTGGGCATCTGGGGCGGGCGGAAGTGCATGCGTTCCTGGATATGAGTGGCGCGCTCGACGGCGTCGAGCCATGGGAAGTCTTGCTGACCGTGCTGCGATGGGCCTCGAGCCAGGATGAGGAGGGAAAAGCGGATGCAAACTGAGCCGTCGACGAATCCCCCTGCTCAGGACATGTCCATCCTGGCGGAAGCCGAGGCCTGCGTGTTGTCGGCACGGCAAGCGGCGTATGGGCACCCGGCGGAGAACTTTGCCCGGACGGCGCGGTTGTGGTCGGTCGTGCTGGAGACGGCCGTGACGCCGGAGCAGGTGGCGCTATGCATGATCCTGGTCAAGGTGGCGCGTGAGCTGCATGCGCCGAAGCGCGACAACCGGGTGGATATCGCCGGGTATGCGCAGACGCTGGAGATGGTGCATGCCTATAAGGCGGCGGCGCAGGCGGAATAGTGCAGCGCATGGACGTGGTCCCGACAGTCTTTGTGCGGCGCTCGGCGGCGCGGGAGGCGTGCGGGGTGAGCGAGCGGCAATTTCGCCGTCTGGTGCGGGCCGGGGAGGTGCGGCGCTACTGGGTGCATGGGCGAGGACGGGCGCTTTATTTGCTTGAGGACTGTCTCAGAGTGTCGCAGCGTGTGCGAGGAGCGAATGGCGATGGAAAGGAATGAAGACGTGATGCAGGTGGCGGCGGCTGAGACGTCCGCTGACGCGGTGGAGGTGTTGCAGGCGATCGACGCGGAGCTGGCGCGGGCGAGGAGCGCTGCGGCGGAATACATCGCGCAGCAGGAGAAAAACCTCGAGGTATTCTACGCGTGGTGGGCGGGGCAGAGTCCGGACGGGCGCAAGCACCGGGAGTCCCTTGGCATGGAGCCGTTTCCCTGGGAGAACGCGAGCGACACGCGGGTGCGTCTGGCGGAGGAGATCGTGGAGGACGACGTCGCGCTCATGGAGCTGGCGGTGAGCCAGGCGCGGGTGAGGACGCTGCCGGTGGGGACGGAGGACCGGGCCCGCGCCGGGCGGGCGGCGAAGATCCTGCGCTGGGCGCAGAAAAACTTGCAGGCGCCGGATCTGTATCGCGAGGTGGAGCTGGCGCGGAACTGGCGGCAGATCCATGGTGCGGCGGTGGTGCGGGTGCTCTGGCACGAGGAAATGACGCTGGAGGAGCGGCTGGTGACGGTGCCCGAGGTGCTGGCGGCGGCGCAGACGGACGATGTGGGGCTGGTGTTTGACGAGGGCCGGGAGGCGGAGCTGCTGCGGGTGCTGGAGGGCATGTATCCGGGGGTGTCGGCGAAGGATCTGCGGCGGGCGGCGCGTGAGCTGCGCCGCGGCGGCGGCAGCGAGCCCGTCGCGGTGGTCGTGCCTGTGGTGGGCGAGGCGCGGGTGCGCTGGCGCGCGCTGCGCGTGTTCGAGGATGTGTTTTTCCCGGTGGAGACCGAGGACCTGCAGCGGGCGCGCTGGGTGGCGGTGCGCGAGGTGTTGAGCGAGACGGAGCTGCACGAGCGGGCGGCGCTGGAGGACTGGGATCCCGCCTTCGTCGAGGCGCTGCTGGAGCGGGGCGCGAGTGCGTCGCTGGCGGCGGATGATTTTTCGCGGGCTCTGGCGGTGGGGCGGTGGCGTGGCTGGGCCTCTGCGGAGTCGCTGGAGCGGCCGGGGGAATACGAGATCATGACCGTGTATCGCCGGGCCGAGACCGACGCGGGGTTTCCGGGGATTTTCTGCAGCGTGTATGCTCCGGCGCTGGGGGCGGACATCGCGGCGAAAGTCGATGAGCCGCTGCCGTATGCGCATGGTCGGCAGCCCTTTGTCGTCTTCCAGCGCGAGATCCGGGAGCGCTCCATCCTCGACAGCCGGGGAGTGCCGGAGATCGTGCTCACCTGGCAAAATGAGCTGAAGACGGGCCGCGACGCGCGAATCGACCTGGCAGAGCTGGAGACGCTGCCGCCGCTGATCCTGCCGGCGAGCATGTCTCGGCAGAAGCTGGACTTCGGTCCGGGCGCGCGCAACTTCGCTCGGGATCCGCAGAGCGCAAAAGAGCTGCATGTGCGCGGCAACCACCGGGTGAGCCTCGAGGAGGAGGCGCACATCCGGCGCGACATCGCCTGGTTTTTCGGGCGGCCGGGCGCGGACGTGCCACCCGCGCGGCAGATGCTCTACCAGCAGCGGTTGGTGGGCCGACACCTGCAGGAGATGCGCGAGCTGTATCGGCTCACCTGGCAGGTCCTCCAGCAATACATGGACCCGCTGCGGGTGGCGAGGGTGCTGGGGCTGGATGCGTCGGGCGATCAGGACGCCCTGGAGGCGGTGCTGGCGCGCAGCGCGGAGGAGATCCGCGAGTCCTTCGACGTTTATCTACACTTCGATGCGCGGGATGCCGACCCGGAATTGTTCCGGCAGAAGCAGGAGGTGTTGACCAATATCATCCTGCCGGGCGACGTGACGGGGCGGATCGACCGCGGCAACCTGACGGCCTGGCAGATGTATTCGCTCGACGCGGAGTTGGCGGAGGACGTCGTGCTGAGCGACGAGGCGGCCTCGCAAAAGGAAGTCGAGGACGAGCAGGCGGCGCTGGCGAAGATCTACGCCGGGCTTGAGCCGCCGCTGCGCGAGGGCGGGGTGAATGCGCAGCTGCGGCTGCAGGTCATCCAAAACTCGCTTTCGGCGAATCCGCAGTTGCAGCAGCGGTATGCGCAGGACGAGGTTTACCGCAAAATGGTCGACGCGCGAGTCCAGCATTTCACCTTCCTTCTCCAGCAGCGGGAAAATGCGCAAATCGGCAGGGTCGGAGTGAAACCGGTGCTCGACCAGTAAAGGAGCATGCGAGAGATGAATGACGTGATGAATCGGTGGCGGCGGCGCGAGCGGGCGGCGTTGCGAGAGTCGGTGATCCAGCGGGTGGCCGAGGCCATCGAGGACGAGCAGGCGCGCCTCAGCGAAGAGGCGTTTCGGGCGGCGCTGGGCGTGCCGGCGGAGACGCCCTGGTATCGGGCGGTGCGTCGGGTGCTTGATCTGGTGGAGGCCGAGGCGGTGGAGCAGTTGAGCCATCCGCGGCAGGTCCAGGGAGATGAGGGCCGGGTGCTGGCGCACACGGCGGGCGGGGTGAGCTGGCTGCGGTATTTGCGCGACGTGCTGGAGGCGGAGCGCGAGCGGTGTTTTCGCGCGGCTGGCGCGGGTGCCGGGGAGGTGGAAAAGCGTTGAAGTCGGGACCGCCCGGCCGCTGATGCTTGCGGCATCCGCGACAATGTCGCAGGATGTGAGACATGCCAGGGGAAAAAGCATCGCTCGATGCAGTCAACGATTGGATGGCGGCCGTGATGGAAGATCCGGACGGCATCTTCGCCGAGGAAGGAATTGACTTTTCCGGCGGCGGCGACGAGAGCGCAGCGCAGGCAACACTTGCCGACAGCCGGCGCGATAGCACCAACGAGGAAGAGACCGGCGATGCCGGTGATGCTGCCGACCAGATCGTAAGCCGTGGGGAAAGTGACGCCGATCAACGCGCAGAAGAGGGCGTGGATGGCGCCGCCGCCGGAACCGCCGCCGCCACCGACGAGGATGCCGGCGAAGCAAGCGATGAGGCCTCGGCCGGCGCGGATGGCGACACGGAGGAAGACGCTGCGGGCGATGGCAAGGATGACGCTGCGGGCGAGCTGAGCGAGGCGGAGCTGGCGGCGCTGGGTGAGCGCGCGCGCAACCGCATCCAGGGGCTGGTGCGCGAAGTCAAGGCGCGCGAGGAAAAGCTGGCCGAGCTGGAAGCGAAAGTGGCGGAGCTGTCGGCGCAGAGCGGCTTGTTTGCGGCGCCGAAAGCGGCCCCGGCCGGATGGAGGCCGCCGCAGGCGGAGCGGATTGCGCAGCTCGAGAAAATTGTCGAGCTGGCGCGCAAACATCCCGACGGCTACGGCGACCCCTCGGCCGACAACTATCTCGACGCTGACCAGGTGCAGGCGGCGCGCGAGGAGGCGGAGCGCGAACTGGTGACGCTGCGGGCCGAAGCGGCGGCGGCGCAGACGCTGCATCAGGCGCAATTTGCGGCGGCGGTGCAGGCGGATCTGTCGCAGGCCGTGCAGCAATTCCCATTTCTGAAGGATCCGAAAAAGCCGGAGTATCAGCTGGCGGAGCGGATCGTGCAACAGCTCCCTGAGCTGCGGGAGCGATTTGCCAACTGGCCGACCGTCCTGGGGATCCTGGCGGACGGCCTGAGCCGACTGCATCGCGGCGGCGGCGCGGAGAGGAAGAGCGGGGCGGCCACGTCAGAGCCGGAACCCTCGCGCGCGGCGGCCGGCGAAGAAAAGGGTCGGTCAAAGTCGGCGCCTGAGCGGCGAGCGGCACCGAGCGCCCCCCGAGTGGGGCTAGTGTCGGCGAGCGGCAGCGGCGCCCCCCGGCGGCCTGTCGCGGCCGGCCGCCGGGCGAATGGACGGTCGGGCAGAGGGGTAAACCTGGCCGAGGCGGCGGCAAAAGGCGACGACGAGGCGCTGGTAGCGGGCCTGGAGGCCCTGCTGTAGCGCGGACAAACGAGGGAAACTTTAAGAGCGAGAGGGAATAGACATGGCAGGAGTTTACGAGAACGCCCAGGTCGGCAAGCGAGAAGACCTGAGCGATGTTATCGCCAACATCGACCGCAAGAACACGCCGCTACTGAGCCGGATCAAGGTCGGCAAAAAGCTGGTGCGGGCGGTCTTTGACTGGCAAATGGAGAGCTATCCGGAGCCGCGCACCGAAGGCGTGGTGGACGGCAAGGACGCGGACGCCTGGGAAGTCATCACCACGCGGGCGCTGGCGCACAACACGGCGCAGAAGTGGTGGCGTCTGCCGCGTGTGAGCGACTTTGCGGAGGAGGTCAGCGACGTCGCTGGCGTGCGCAGCGAGATGGCCAAGCAGACCAAGGACGCGCTGGTCATGCTCAAGCGCGACATCGAAAAGACGCTCTGTCTCGATTCCCGGGACTGTCAGCTCGACGATGGGAGCAAGGGCTACCAGACGCGGGCGCTGGGCACGTGGATCCAGACGGGCGCGCAGTCGCTGTATCCGGTGGATGAGCGGTTCCGGCCGCCCGCGGCGCAGATCGACTCGACGGCGGTGGCGAGCGTGACGGAGACGACGCTCTCGAACATCGCCAAGAGTATCTGGGACAATGCCGGCGCGGCCATGGATCTGTGGTGTCCGATCGGCAGCACGCTCAAGCAGCAGATCTCGACCTTCGCCGCCTACCAGCAGTCGGGCGTGACCGACCTGCGGCGTGTTGAGGGCGAGGCCAACGCGGTGCGGATGATGGTCGACATCGTGGCCAACGACTTTGCCACCTTCCACTTTGTGCTCAGTCCGTTCCTCTTTGGGGACACTGCGCACGGTGACAAGCGCTGCTACATCCTGGACATGAACCAGCTCGAGCTGCGCTACAACCGCCGCCCGCGGGTCAAGCCGATCGAAAACAAGGGCGGCGGCCCGCGCGCGATCGTCGACGCCATTGCCGGCCTGTGCGTGAAAAACCCGCTGGGACTGGCGAAGATGGTGGCCACCTCGTAACGGGGAAACGGATACCAACAAAGAAAGGAGCAAGACATGCAGGTATTTCCACTGAGTCTCGAAGAGCAGGCGGCCGGGTTTTCGCACAAGGTTGTCATCAAGCACGACGACCTCACGGAGACGTCGGCGGGCGCGGCGCAAGTCATCCAGGCCGTGGGCGTCAACCCCGGCGATCTCGTCGTGGCGTGCGCGGCGCGCGTTGTGACGGCCTTCAAGGACGCCTCCGACGCCGCCTTCAACACCACGGCCGTGACCGTGGGTGACGGCGGCGACCCGGACCGCTTCCTGGCGTCGCAGGAGACCAACGCCAACGGCAGCACCGTGACGGCCAAGGGCGGCGCGAACACCACGCCCTACGCCTATACGGCGGCGGACACCATCGACGTGACCGTCAATTCGCAGACGGGCAAGGCGCTGGCCAACATCGACACGGGCGAGCTGCACATCTTCCTGAAAATCATCCCGCTGGCCAGCCTGTAAGCTGGCGAGTGTGGACGACGTGTTTGGGGTTCAGTCAGTCGGGTCATAGCACGAGCGGGCGGCGCGGGAAACAGGCAACTGGGACTCGGCCGCCCGCTTTTTTCAAAAAACCACGCGGGCAGGCAGCATCATGCACATAGTGACGGAAAAAGCGCCGGAGCCAAACTTCCGGATGGTCATCGGCGATATTGACTTCACGCGGGAGTTTATGGAGGAGCTGCGCAAGGGCGAGCTGCTCGAGGCGGTGCAGGCCAAAGTCCGCCAGCAGCGGGCGGCGATGGCGCAGCGTTCGCTGGGCGAGGCGCCGCGGCGGGACGAGTGGCGGCGGGAGTATGCCATCGACCCGTATTGGTATCACTACTGGGGCCAGCGCGAGGGCTACGAGATCTGGAGCGACCGCAAAGAGCTGGAGCGCTTCGCGCGGGACACGCCGGAAATCCGGGTGCCGGTGGCGAAGCGAACCGTGGTCAACGGCTGGGGTGGTGGCAAGGCGAACCGCGCGGGCATCATCCTCGACGCGCGCGGTGAGGTGGCGAAGTTATGCGGCAGGTGACCTACAGGAGCGTGCTCGAGGAGGCGTTTGGCCTGCTGGGTCTGACGCTGGAGGAGGCGGCGACGAACGAGGTCACCGAAATGACCACGCACGTCAACCGACGTCTGCGGCTGGGCTGGGAGTATTTTCCCTGGCCGGAGCTGATGCGGCTGGAGCCGCGGGCGAAGGCGGGTGATGGCAGCGCGGGGTGGTATATCCCGTGGGAGGCGAGCGGGAGCGAGCCGCTCGGCGAGGTTTTTGGCGTCTACACGGGCGACCCGCGGACGTCGCCCACCGTGAGCGAAGTCGGCTATGGGCTGAGCGACCGCGGCGTGGAGCTGCTGCCCGGCCAGGTGCCGGAGACGCCGTGGGTGAGCTACCGGCTGCGGCCGGTGCGGATGACGGCGGCGCAGATCGACGGGACGCGCGGCTTCGCGGCCGGCGAGCTGGGGTATTACGCGGCGGATGGCAACGTCTACCAGGCGGGCGCGTCGGGCGCGGCCGTGGGGGCGACGCCAGACTCCGATCCGGCGGCGTGGACGCTCGTGCCGTTTCCGGCGCTGCTGGCTCCCTATGTGGCCTATGGCGCGTATGTTGACTTCCTCAAGGGCGACCGGGCGCAGGAAAAGGCGAAGCTGAGCGAGTCGGACGCGCAGGCGCTCCTCGATGAGGAAATATTGAAAATCGTCGGCCAGCAAAACCAACGGGCGCGCGGCTGGAACGTGCGCCAGCGGGCGGCGCCGCACGGCTGGTAATGGCGAGGTTGTAGCAGAGCAGAACAGGGGCAGAGAGCATGGCTTACCATTATCGTTTGCAGCGGATTG